CCGCACTCCAAACGCAGATGATAAGGTAAAACTTACAGAGTATTGGGGATTAATTCCTAAGAAGTTCCTTTCATCTAATTCAGATGAGGAGTTTGATTATGAGGATGATGAATTAATAGAGGCTGTAGTTACAATTGCCAATGATAAAGCGGTGCTTAGGGCTGTAGAGAACCCATTTATGATGGGTGATAGACCATTTATTGCTTATCAGCACGACCTAGTACCTAATAAGTTCTGGGGGAGAGGTGTAGCAGAAAAAGGTTACAATCCGCAGAAAGCATTGGATACTGAATTGCGAGCTAGAATTGATGGGTTAGCACTAACTACTCACCCTATGATGGCGGTGGATGCAACTAGACTTCCTAGAGGTTCTAAATTTGAAGTAAAACCTGGCAAAACTATTGTTACTAACGGTGATCCTAGAACAGTATTGACCCCGATCAATTTCGGACAGATGTCGCAAACCACATTCCAAGAGGCTGCTGAGTTAGAGCGTATGGTAACTATGGGTACTGGGTCTATGGATTCAGCTACTAGCTCATCTGGTAATGCTCGCAACTCTACAGCAAGCGGTATGTCAATGATGCAGTCTAGCGCAATTAAGCGGCAGAAGCGTACATTAATGAATTTTCAAGATACATTCCTGATTCCATTCATCAATCAAGCTATGTGGAGAAAGATACAGTTCGATCCTCAACGGTATCCTGTAATGGATTATAAGTTCTCTCCATCATCATCTATGGGAATAATGGCAAGAGAGTTAGAGCAGACTCAGTTAATACAGTTATTATCTCTGGTTCAGCCTGACACTCCTGCATTCGGCATTCTAATGATGGGTATTTTCGAGAACTCATCACTTACTAATAGAGAAGAGATGATCCAAGCTCTACAACAGCAGATGACTCCATCTCCAGAGCAACAGCAAGCACAACAGATGCAGAGCCAGATGCAACAACAGAAAGCTCAATTAGAATTACAGCAAGATTCAGCTAATGTTCAGAAGACACAAGCTCAGACCGCTAAGTATATGGTGGATGCGCAAACTAAAGAGCTTCCTACTCCTAAGATACCTCAGGTAGAGCAGATGAATATGCAGTTAGATATGCAAGAGAAGAGTATGAAGTTACAGGAGAGAGCGGCTAAGGTAGCCAGTATGCAGATGGATACTAGAAGAACTGTACCAGAAATGCACCACTTAAATAGCGAGACAGCACTTAATATGGCTAATGCACAAAAGGCAATACAAGAAGCTGAGAGAGTATAATGGATGAGATAGATAGGAAGTTTTACCAAGATAGATTAGATTTGTTTATGACGGATGGATGGCTTGATCTTATAAGTGAGCTGCAAACTTTAGAAAAGTCATTAAATGATGTAAAAAGGCTTGACAATGAGAAGGATCTTCATTATTGTAGAGGTCAGTTAAGTCTTTTAGATATGTTACTTACATTAGAAGAGACCACTAAAGTACAGATGGAGATGGAAGAATACGAATAGTACCATCTATTTTAATAAGCCTATTGGAATAATGCGGAAGCACCAATCGAGGAAATAAGTATGAATGCGGAAAGTATAGTAGTAGATGAAGTTCAGCAGGATGAAGTTGTTGATGAGCAGTTTACAGAGGAACAAGAAGCCGAAGCTCCTGTAGAGGATAACGCTGAGGGAGAGTATCAAGTTCCAGAGAGATTCAGGGATAAATCAATGCAAGATGTATTGAAGTCCTATCAACACTTAGAGAAAAAGATGCAGGAGCAAGGTGATGAACTTGGGCAACTCCGACCATTAAAGCGGTATGCTGATGAACTATTGACACGAAAGAGTGAACCGCAAGTAGAGGCTGAGGAAGCAGTAGACTTTTTTGACAACCCAGAAGCAGCAGTGCGTAGGGAAATAGAAAATAGTCCTGATATTCAGCAGATGCGTGAGCAAAACCAAGTACAAAGCCAGCAAGCGGAAATACAGAGGTTAGCAAGCGCACATCCTGATTACATGAGTGTTGTACAAGACAACAGTTTTCAGGAGTGGATTGGTCAGAGTCCTGTTCGTATTAACTTGTTCCAGCAAGCTAATAATAACTATAACTTTGACGCAGGTAATGAGTTGCTGTCTAACTGGAAAGAGCGGCAAATGATTACTAAGACAGAGGAAGTTAAGCGGGCGGAAGAGACTAAACGAAAGGATGGTCTTAAAGCTGGCAAGGGAGTATCAAAGGCTTCTGGCGAGTCCACAGCAGGGAAGAAAATCTACAGAACAGCTGATTTGATTCGATTGAAACAGACTGAACCTGCCAGATATGATGATTTAGCAGATGAAATAATGTTAGCTTATCAGGAAGGTAGAGTCAGATAATTATTATTTTTTAGGAGTATATTAAGATGGCACTAGGTACAAACAACACAACTGCGTCCGTTGCAGGAAATTTCATCCCAGAACTTTGGTCAAACGAAGTTATTGGGTCATATAAAGCTAATTTAGTTACAGCTAATCTAGTCTCTAAGATTAGTCATAAGGGTAAGAAAGGTGATTCTATTCATATTCCTACTCCAAGTCGTGGTACTGCTTCCGCTAAAGGTGCTGGTTCACAGGTAACATTATCTGCGGCCACTAACAGCGTTATCAACGTATCAATTGATAAGCATTACGAGTACTCGAAACTTATTGAAGATATTGCTGAGGTACAGGCTTTATCATCTATGCGTTCGTTCTATACGAATGATGCAGGTTATGCACTAGCTAAACAGGTTGATAGTGATCTTCTAGCTCTTGCAGAGGGTTTTCAGGGTGGAGCAACTACTGACGGAACTTATGGTTCAGCAGTAATTGGCGGTGATGGTACTACTGCATTTGACGGAACAAACGAGTCTGATATTACAGATGCTGCTATCCGTGCAATGATCCTTTCCTTAGACAATGCAGATGTTCCTATGGACGGTCGTTGCTTGATAATTCCACCTGTAGTAGCTAATGATCTACTAGGAATTAACCGCTTCACTGAGCAGCAGTACATTGGTTCAGGCGATGCAATCAAGACTGGTAAGATCGGAATGATCTACGGAGTTGATGTATTTATCTCTAGTAACTGCCCTACTGTAACATCAGGAGCAGGTACAGAGCGTGTAGGACTACTTATGCACAAAGACGCTATGTGTCTTGCAGAGCAGGTCGGTATTCGTAGTCAGACTCAGTATAAACAGGAGTATTTAGGTACTCTTTATACTGCCGATACTATTTACGGTGTTAAGGAGCTTCGTAATGATGCTGCCGTAGCATTCGTAGTACCAGCAGCGTAAACTAATCAGGGGAAAGCCGTAAGGTGAGTACCCTATTATTATGCCAATATATACTTACAAATGTGAAGATGGTCATATCGAGACTAGGCTTAGAAAGATAGATAGGCGAACAGATGATACAGTCTGTAAGCAATGCGATAAACCTGCATTTTTTATTATATCCGCACCCACTATTTCGCTAGATGGAACAGACCCAGCGTTTCCAGATGCTTATGCGAAGTTTGAAAAGGTACACAGTAATGCAAGTAGCCAACATATTTGAAGATTCAACAATAGGTTTAGACCTAGATAAAATACGAGAGAAGATCAATTCTCTTTACCAAACATTATTAACTCAGGCTTATAAGCGTGAGAATCCTGTAGCTGCTCCAGATGAGATAGCAGAGTTTTTAGAAAGCAACAAATTAGATTTTCCAACGGCTGAAGATACAGAGGCTGAGGATTTAATGGACTTGATAGATGACCTCACTAACGAGGATGATTTAGACCCTATAGACAGTGATGGTAAAGCACCTACTGTAGAGCAAGGAGTAGAACTTAAATCCAAGCTCCATGAATTAGGAAAGACCCCTAAAACAACCACAGTACCCTTACAGAAAGGTATGCTTACATCTGCGCCTGATATTCAGGTTAAGAAGCGTAGTAGTGATCCTGTAGCGACTAACGGCAAAGGATTGTCATCAAATAAAGACGGTAAGCGTAGGGTTAAAGTGGGGAGTTTATTTAGTAATATAAAAGATGAGCTAGCCTCTCTACAGCAAAGAAGAAGAGTGGGTAGAAAATCTATGGAAGATAGGTTATGATAAAGCCATTAACAAGGCGCATGCCTATATCTTCTAGAATGTA